CAGCGCCGAGAACGGCACCGACACCACGTACTCGCGCAGCACCACCTGCTGCTCGCCCGCCTCGACACCCGTGGAGGCAGAGCGCCCGAACGGCTTCACCCGCGCCTTGCCCGAGTACAACTCCACGGGGGTACCCGGCGTCTCCGTGCCCGTGGTCCGGTTGAACACGACCGGGCCCGGCCGCCAGATGCGGACCGTGTCGAGCATGATGGCCTCATGCTCGCGCCGGCCCGACGCCAGGGCGGCATCCAGGGCGGTCACGAGGCCCTCACGCTGAACGCGGCGACCCGGTAGGGCCGCAGGTCTTCTTTGTGCTGCTTGGTGAGGGCGGCGCCGCCGATGGTTTCGGAGGCGAAGGTGCGGCTGTAGTCGTCGATGGCGACCGACCGCAGGTTCTCCGGGTTGCTGAGGGTCATCGTTGCCAGGTCCAGGACCACGTCGAGGATGTCGTCCGGGATGTCGCTGTAGCCGTGGGAGTGGATGAGGCGGACCTTCGGCGCCCACACTCCCAGTGGCCGATTCCATGGCCAGCCCATCAGCCGGGACGGCGCCTGCCACGGGTAACCGCGCGTCAGCTCCGACCCGAGCCGGGAGAAGTCCCGGCCTTCCAGGGCCACCCATTCGATGCCGCTGAAGTCGGCGATCTCCACCACGGTCAGCGGATTCGATCCGTCGACGACCAGGGGGCGCTGCGGGACCCGCAGCACCTTCTCGCCGCCCGGGATCTCGATGGTGTCGCCCGCCACGAATGAGATGTCCTGACGGGTATACCGACGGACCCGAGCAGAGGCCCGGCGCAGCGCCAAGGTTGCCTGAGTGGTATCCAGACTGCCTGTCGGGCGCTGCATCGCCGCCTCAAGGTCGGCCACCGTCGCCAGCAGGGGAAGAGCCACGGCGGCCTCCCCTCAGCTCTCGGCGAGCTTTTCGAGCTGCTTCACTAGCGTGGAGCGCGGCTTGTCCTTCGCCTGCTCCGCATCCAGCGCCACCGCAGCGCGCGCCGTGTCGTCGCCGACCCAGGCCAGCGCCTCGGCGGCAGTGCCCTCGGCGGGGAACGGGATGTTGGCCGACTCGGGATCCTCGGGATCGTCGTCCCTGTCGTCCTCCGGGTCCTCGTCCGGCTCTTCCTCGACCTCGGGCTCAGGCTCCGGGTCGGCTTCGAGTACCTCCACCGATTCGCCGGGCCCGTTGTCGGCCAGGTGCCGGGCGAGGTCGCCGACGAACTCCTCGCCCTCGGCGAAGGGCCGGACCTCGTAGTTCCAGTACGCCGCGAACGGCGTGACGATGCGCACGCGCATGCCTGATCTCCTTACTCGGGGGCCCGTCGGCGCAGGGCTCTCCTGCGCCGACGGGAACCAATCAGGCGTGCTCGATAACGACACCGCGCTTGAACAGCGCCGCGTCGCCCGTGCCCGCATCGGAGGGAACGCCGTAGTCGCCGACCCACGACCAGGTCGTGGAGATGACCTGCTGCAGACGGTCGGTCGGCGGACGCACGATCAGCGAGATGTCCACGCCCGCCGCCGGGGTGATGTTGCGGATCTCCGGGACGTCCTCGACGCCGGAGCCGTCCAGGAGCGTTCCGGTCTTCTCGAACGGGGCCGCGATCAGCGCACCCGCGCCCAGCACGACCGGGCGGTGCACCGTGAGCGTGCCCGCCGAACCGCCGTTGGCGATGGTCGGGGTCTCCAGGTTGCGCACCCAGTCGATGCCCGCGAACCGGCCGATCGACAGGTCCCGGTAGATCGGCGAGTCAACGCGGCCCTGCAGGGCCTGCTTGAAGTCGGAGTCCGCGAACAGCTGGGCCTCGGTGTCCGGGTCGATGTGGGCCGCGTAGTAGCCGCCCAGCGTCGGAACCGCCATCTTCCGCAGGCGCGCGACCGCGCTCCGGAAGTTCGCGAAGGTGACCGTGTTGCTGCTGGACAGGTCGTAGGCCGAGTTGCCGGTCGCCCGGATCGAAACCGGGGCGTTCGCCGCCACCACGTAGTCGCCAGCGACATCGACGCGGGCGGTGCCGAGCGTCAGCGTGCTGGTGCCCGTGTTGACGCCGGTCACGGTGTTTGCGACACCGGCGATCGACACGGTCAGCGGGTTCGACGCCGACACCGCGGTCGGGACTCCGTTGACGAGCACCTGCTCGAAGCCGTTCGCGGACTGCACGATGATGCTGGTGTCCGACGACCCAGCAGTGGTGCACCAGGTTCGGCCGCCCGCATAGGCCTTGTACAGCTTGTTGCGGGCGATCTGGTTCAGGGACTGGCCGGCATTGATGCCCAGCGTCTCGCCGTCGGACAGGAACTTGTTGGCCAGGGCCATCGAGCTGGACAGCATGTTGGTGTCCATGCTGTTGCCGTACTGGTCCATCGTGACCGAGTACTGCTCCAGGTTGTACGTGGCCGCCGACGGGTCCGACCCGGTGATCGCGGTCGTCGCCGTCGCGAGCAGGCCTCGGCGGGTGAACGTCTTGTTGTCACCGAGGCCGCCCATCCACGGCTGCGAGTCGGCGATCTGCGGGAACAGGAACTCCGGCACGAGCGCGTCCTGGAAGACGCGGTCGAGGGTGCCGTTCTGCAGCATCGCGCGGATCGCCGCCGGGACGGTGCTGCGGACGTCGTGTCGGTCGAGGCGGAACCACGGCCGCGTCGCGCGCCGCTGGACATTCAGCCGCGGGCGGACCGCGGTCATGGTTGAGCTCATGTGTCACTCCTGATTGATTTCTACGGACACGAGGTCCGGGTACTGCCGGGCGTATTCCTCAAGCCCGAGCAGTGCGGTTTGGGTAATTGCGGTGATCGCCGCACAGACGCGGCCGTCCACGGCATGGCCCTCGTGACCGGACACCTCAAGGAGGGTGTGTCCGTCGCCCAACCGGGCACGGATTTCGATCACTAGTAGCGCTGCCGGAAGCCGTACTTCGCCAGCTCGGCCGCGACCTCTTCCTTCGGGGCCGTCCGGAAGTCCGTGGCCGGAGTCGGCAGGCGCGCACCCTGGCCCGGGTCGGGCTTCGGCTGGCGTACCGGCTTCTTCTCCGGCTCCGGAGCGGCCGGCTCGGGCTTCGCCCAGTGGGGCTTGCGCTCCAGCAGGTCGTCGAGGGCCGCCTGGATGGCGGCGGTGTCGATGTCGCCGCCGTCATCGACGTACTTCGACGGATCGCGCATGAGAACTTCCGCCGCGTCCGTCGGGTCGGCGAACGCGCCAGTGGACAGCGCCCGAACCTCGGCCTGCACCGCGCGGGCCGTTGCCTTAGCGGCTTGATCGGCGAGACGCTCGGCCTTCGCGGTCGCCTTGTCCAGTTCCGACTTGTCGCGATCCTCGAACTCGGCGACCTTGCGGGCCAGTTCTTCGGCGCGCTTCCTTGCCTCGGTGGCATCCTTGCGAGCCTGCCGAGTCTGGACGGCATCTGACTTGGCTTCACGAAGCTCGTTCAGCTCCTGCTTGGCCGCCTTGAGTTGATCCTTCATGCGCTGAAGGGCCTGCTTGCCAGCGTCGCCGAGATTGTCGGCACCGTCTGGGTCCGGGTCGGGTTCCGGGTCCACGGAATCGGGGTCCGGGTCGCCCTTGGGGTCCGCAGGATCCGGGTCGGCCGGATCTGCGGGGTCGGGGTCGTCGTGACGGTCCAGCCGGAACCAGCCCGCGCCCTGGGCGGCGGACAGCCAGCTCTTACGGATGCTGTGCATGGTGGTGTGTCTCCCGTTGCGGGATCAGAGACCGCGCCTTGCGCGCGGCCAAGAGTGAGACTCAGACGCTCCAGCCCAGATAGCCGTACTGGCGGAGCAAACTGATTGCCTCATCGCGGCTACCAGCGAGCCGGTAAATCTGCTCAGGCAGCAAGCGCGGCGAGGAAAGCTGGAACTGTCTGGGATACCGGGGCGAAGCCGTGCCCGCCCGGTAGGCGCGGGACCGCTCCATCTGGAAGTACAGGCCGCGGCGGGTAGTGCCCTCGTAGGTGGCGCGCGCCCGGCCGCCGTAGCCGTCGGCCGCGGTGTACATGCCGCGGCGGGCGTTGACGACGGAGTTCATGTCCGCGCCGTCCCGGATCGCGTTCGCGCCGGCCTGGGTGAAGATGCGGTCCTGCTCGGCGCGGGACAGACCTTTGAAGTAGGCCTGCGGATCGAACGCGCCGGGGATGTGACGGTCGCGGGCGATGAGCTTTGCGGGCATATGTGTGCAGTCACAGTTTGATACAATGAGACTGTTCGCAACGTGCCACCCCTCGACCGAAGTGAGGCTGTAAACGTGCCCGCTCCACTCGCCCCGGCGAAGCTCGACTACGCGATCGAGCTCTACCTGTCCGGAAAGCCGATCCAGGAGATCGCGACCTTGGCGGGCATATCCGTCACGCGTTTCCACCGAGAACGAGTCTCCCGGGGCATCCCATCGCGGAAGACCCGCGATCTCCCCATCAGTGAAATCGCGTCCGCCTACCTCAATGGAGCCAGCGAGTTCGCGCTCGGCAAGCAGTACGGGGTGTCCCGAAATGTCATCGCGCGCCGCCTCGCGGAAGCCGGAGTACAGCGGCGTGACGCCAGTGAAGCTGGCGTTGTCAGGGCGGCCAAGTTGAGCGCTGGCGAGCGCAAGACCCAGGCCGCCGCCGCCAACCGGGCCGCCCGATTGCGTCGCGTCCCACAGATTCAAAAGCATCGACGCGCGCTCGGCATCGAACTGGCCGGTCAAGCCCAGTCCTCCGGCGAGGCCAAGTTGCACCAACTTCTTGCCGACCGTGGCCAGATTGCCACTCGCCAGCGCGCGATCGGCGTATACAACGTCGACCTCGCCTTGCTGCCCGTCGCCGTGGAAGTCCTCGGTGGCGGTTGGCATGCGGTCAAGACCGTGCACGCTGAGCGCACCCCATACGTCCTCGATGAGGGATGGCATCTCGTGATGATCTGGGACCACGAGGGGCGTAGCGCCCTCGGGGCGGGTGCTGCGGACCACCTCGTCGCCTTCCTGGATGAGGTTCGCCGGAACCCACCCGCGACTTGTCAGTACCGGGTGATTTCCGGTCAGGGCGAGGTTCTGGCCGCTCGCGGTAGAGAGGACAATGAGTTCCCCTTGGAACCACCGCCGCGTGGCCGCCTGTGACCTAGGCCCCGACACCACCACTCCGGCCGGGAAGCAGCGCGGATGCCGTTGGAAGCCGGTGTTCCAGCCGTACTCCCGTCCGGCGAGGATGATGCACCGACTGCAGGCGGGCGGGTTGACCACCCGGATGTAGCCGTTGATCGTGCGGTTCCCCGCGATCGACACCCCGGTAGCCGCCCTCCCGGCATCCGTGACCTCCGACGCCGCCATCCGCAGCAACTGCTGCAGGCCCGTCATCATCGCCTCGACCTCATCGGCACCCGCTGCGATGGCCGTCTTCGACGTGATGAGCGGCAGATCCAGCAGCGTGTCCAGCGACCGACCATCAGCGGCAAGCCCAGCAAAGGCCTCGGGCCGAACGCGCCCCGCCGGATCCGAACTCAGCCCTCCCGCCGCGATGATGGACTCAACGTAGGCGTCCGCCGCCGCCGCCGTAGCCAGCTGGCCGGCGGTCACAGTGCGAACCACCTCTGGGCCGATGAAGATGGCCCACGACCGGCTCAGATCGCGGCGGTCGATCTCCCGCCACAACTGCTGAACCCGGTCCGTCACCCGGCGGGCATGCGACTGCTGAGCCACGTAGAAGGCGTTCGCGAGCTCCTCGGCCGACAGATCCCGCACCGACCCCGTGGCCATCAGGCCACCTGCGCGGGTTCGGGGTCAGCCTCAGGTATGACGGGATCGGGCGGAGGCTTCGGGCCCGCCTCCAGTGCCGAGAAGTCGCCAGCCATGATGCGCTGCACCGCGTCCTGGGCCGCGGCTTCGTCCTCTTCTTCCATGCGCTGGATCTGCGCCTGCGTGTAGCCCAGGTCTTCGCGGGTCTGCCGCAGCGGCACGATCTTCGTCTGGAACTTCTTCACTGCGGCGTCGGCCACCTGGGCGACAGTGGGCGTCGCCGCATCCCGCCACAGGGTCTCCAGCGACCGGGCCGCCGGATCCCACTCGCCATCCTTGACGCGCAGAACCAGCCGCATGACGCGCTCCCATGAGCCGCCCCACGCCCGCTGCTTCCGCTCTGCGCGCTTCACCAGCCGCGTCTCACTGGAACGGATCGCATCCGCCGACGCCGGGTTTTGGGTGCTGTAGCCCAGGAACTGCGGCGGCAGGCCCGACAGCGAGCTGACGAGCTGGGCAAGCTGATTGAGGGTCTGGTGGAAGTTGCTGAGCGACGCCTCAGGGAACTGGATGACGTCTGCGCCGCCATCCTCGCCCGATCCCTTGCGCCGCTCCGTCGCCCACATCCGGCCGATGATCCGGCTGAACGCGGACACCCGACGGCCCTCGGAATCGACGAAGTCGTCCTCGCCGAAGCCGAACGCGACCCTGCGCGGGGTGGCGTGGTACTCGGCGGACACCATCATGTCCGTGGCGATCTTGCAGGCCGCATCGGAGAGCGGGATCACATCCTGGAGCTCACTGACACCGCCCGGACACTTCAGGCGCGGACGGTTCGGCAGCACCTCAACGAGAACCTCGCCCGTCTCATGCTCATCCCGCGGGTACTCCGGGTCCTCGACCCAGTGACCCGACTCCTTCACCCACCACACCGTGACATCCGGCAGATACAGCGTCGCGTGATCGACCTTCCGATCACCCTCGCCATCCTCCTGCCAGCGCTTCACCGCCGCAGCCACCCGACGCGTCCGAGGATCGAACTCCGCGAACATGTCCAGGGCGCTCTCGACGGTGATCAGAGGGGTCGAGTCGTCATCCTCGTTCGCGCCCACCACGATGTACGAGCGCCGCATCGCCAGGGCATCCAGATGCCCCATCTGCGACTGCTCGTCCATGTCATTGGCCTGCCAGATCCGCCACAACTCGTCATCGGCATCCGCCACCCCGGGGAAACGGAAGCCCTCGACATCCAGACGCTCCTCGATGCTGTCGACGATCAGTCGCGGCCAGTTGATGACCACCTGCCGCACCGTCTCCTGCAACTCCACCTGGAGCTCAGGAGCCATGTACGACAGCGGCTGAGAGCCCTCGTAGTAGGAGTTCAGGCGCTTGAGCTCGTTCAGCTCCTTGTCGTGGCAGGAGATCAGATGCGTCAACCACTGCAGCTCGGAGCGCTCCACAGGCACCCCCTCACCGCATGACGATCATCTTGGACTTCTTCTTGGGACGGGCCAGGCCGGCGGCCGTCGCATCACCAGCCGCCTCGTGGGCGAGGATGCTGGGGATCGCGGCGTCGATCTTCTGAGACGGGCTTGCCTTGCCGAGCACGTACCGGCCGCCGACGCGGGCCGCCTTACGGGCGTTCCGGACGTGCGCGGCCGTGATCACACAGCCGTCATGCCGGAACACCGAACCGGCCTTCGTGACGTCCGTCAGCAGCCGTTCCGCCGCGGCGTGCATCTGCACCGTGCGGTACGTGTACCAGCGGACCACGCGCTTTTCGCCGTGTCGGTCCGCCCATCCGTCGACCTCGGATTCCCAGTAGGGCGGGTCGCAGTACATGCGCAGCACGTCGAAACGCGTGAACACCTCGTCGACCGCCGCGGCCACTTCAAGGCGAGGTACCTGACCGCCGTAGTCCGCCGGATTCCAGATCGTCGGCAACTCGTCCGGACCGAACGTCGGCGTGAACTGGTAGCCGTCCAGCGTCTCCAGGCGAAGCGCCGTCCAGTCATCAACGTCCGAGCCGTCGAAGCCCGCCACGACCGTCGTACCGTCCGGAACCTCGCGGGGCTCCGCGAGGGTGTCCCATGCGTCGCCGTTCATCCACGACCCGGCGCCGTACACGATGCGATTACCGAAGAACCGCTCCGCCTGCTCCGGATCCTTCTCCAGCAACTCGGCGGCCTCGGCCTCGATCGCATCCAGGTCGACGTGCGTCGAGCCCATGTAGACATGCCGGTGGATCTTCCGCCGGTCCGTTTTGTTCGTGTACTTCAGCGACGCCGGCGGTATCCGGTGGAACCGGAAGATGTCCTTGACCTTCGCCTCGGACGTGGCCTGCGCGACGCTGTTCTCCGACGGGTTCCACGCATTCGTGGTCTCCATCGTCCGGCCACCCATACCGGCGGCGCCGCGGCGCTGGGTCGTGGCAACCCGGTCCATCTTGTTCGCGGGCGTCCAGAGCTGCGATTCGTCCTGCAGGACAAACGTCACCGGGTTGCCCAGGCGGGACTGCGCCGATGACGTCACCACGTCGATGCGGCCGTCGTTGGGCAGGCGAATGAACTGCTCGCCGACCCGCATCAGCTCACCCAGCGGGCCGGTTCGGATCATCGCCTGCAAGGGCCGGTAGACGTTGTCGGTCTGCTCCTCCGAGAACGCCGTGATCTGCACCAGCGGAGTCGGCCACGGAATCGCCATCGGCTCTCCCGGTGAGTACTCGTACACCCACCCGCAGCCGCAGCCGTGATCGCGGCAGTCATACACCTCGCCGCCAACCGCCCAGCCGTCAAAGACCGCCGGACCGACTCCCTCATTCGCGCAGATCGCCGCTGTCCACGGACCCTTGCCGGTCTTCTGTGGTGCCACGCACTGAGAGCGGCGGTAAAAGAATGCCGGCGCCAGCTGGCCCACCGTCGCAGTCGGCTTCACGCGGTAGAAGTTCGCCGTGCACCACAACTGCCAGTCGTACATCTGGAACGGCTCACCCTTGCGGAAGCCATCTGGGATACGGCAATGCTCCTCGATCCAGTCGCAAGCCACCCACAGCGTTGGGAAGTCGACGACGAACTCGCTACTCTTCTCCATCGCCCGGGACGACCTTCAACCGCGACCGCGCCGACGACCGCACCGGCGCCGAACGCCCCGCCACAGGCCGGGCCGGCGCCTCCTCCGCGGTGATGCGCCACCGATTCGCCCGCATCCCCGGAGTCGTCAAGCCCAGAGAGTCGGCCATCTGCCGCACCAGCGTCGACAAGTTCACCCGGGAATCCATCAGCTCAGCCTCCGAGAGCCGCCGGACGTACAGCGCCACCTCGATCTCCTGGCCGAACCGCTCCCACATCAGTGCCTGCGGCATCCGCCACAGCCGCTCCCACAGCTCGTCCTCGCGGACACTCTGATCCGTCAACGGCCAGACGGGCATTGAGCCCTGACGGCCCTCAGCAGGCAGAATCGTCCACTCACCGGCATCCCGCTCACGCCGAAGCGCATTCGGATCAGGGGCAGGACCAGAACGTGCGCGTGCTCCACCCTTCGGCATATCGCTCTCCTCGGATCGCGCCCTTGCGGCGCAAGCGACGGCCGGGCATTGCGCTCAGCCGATCAGGAGCAACTGCTCCCCACCGCCCCGATTCCCCTTGGCGCTGTTGCAGCCCAAGTGAGCGAGGCGGACGTTTGAAGGACGGAACCCAGCGTCTGGAGTCGTCAGGGGTTCCTAACCCTCGGGAGCTACCCTCGGGCTGCTTACGGTGAGTGATTAACGATCAAGGTGTATTTGATCTTGGAAAAGTTGGAACCTGGAAAAGTAGGCGCACCCCTCCCCGGCGGTCCGTCCCTTATGTCCGATTCAGGGAATGGCCCCAGGGGGTGTCACGGTGCGTGATGTCGGGCGATCACATGATCGCGAGCTGGTCGCCACGTCTGCCGGCGCCATCGCTCTTGATCGAGTTGCAAATGAAGTGTGCCGTCGCCACGTTGGCCGGCGTATCGCCTCCACCCCGGGCGAGCGGGATTAGGTGGTCGATGGTGGGCGCCAAGGAGTGCGGCACGACCTCCGTCTTGCGCGTCATGCGTCGGCATATATGACAGCGCCATCCGTCGCGCTCGAAGATCGCATGTCGTGAGTACCGTTCGGTTTCGGCACTCCGCAAGCGGGCGCGTCGCCGGGACCGAACGGAGCGGAGTTTGCAACGGTCGCTGCAGTAGCGCGCCCAGTCGAACCCCCTGACGGGTGCCACGAACAGGCTGCCGCAACGCTCGCATCTGCCGCCCACCCATCGGCAACCGCGCCTACCGCGAGCGGCCACCCGCAGCTTGGCTCGCGCCTTCCATCGTCGGCTCGCTCGGGTAGCCTGCCCTGCCGCCCGCGCCTCGGGGCTCGGCGCTGGATTGTTGCCTGTCGCTTGGCGCCACGCATCCCGGCACGCCATGGAACAGAACAATCCGCCGTACCGTCGGTCGCGCCCTACTTCCTTCACGCACGGCGTCTCGCATTGCGTGCACAGGACCGTGGTCTTGGGGTGCCGGTCTGGCTGGTGCTGCTGGTTGTAGTGCGTGGAGCACAGGCCGCGGGCTCGCAGTGCGTTGCCGCATCCGGTCTCGGTGCAGGTCTTGGTGGGTGAGTCTGCTCGGGTTCTCATGACGCTCTCCGGGTGTGACGAAGCCCCCGACACCCGGAGTGGGTCGGGGGCTTCTGCTCGCCGGGATCAGCGGCGAGTGTTCGTGGCGGCTGACTCAGCGCCAGACGTAGAGCGCGTCACCGTCTTGATGCCGGTGCTCGTGGCCAGCCTCGCCGGGCTCCAGTTCCTGAGCGCCCAGCTGGCAGGTGACGTGTCCGGCGAGGGCGGGCAGGAAGTGCGGTGCGCCACAGCGCGGGCCTTCGATAACTGCCTGCCCGTCAGCCTTGGGCTCGGGCTGGGCTGCCAGCTCGCCCTCGGCCTGGTCCTCTGTCTTGGGCTCCGGCTTCGGCTTGGTGGTCATGCGCGGAATCCTCCTGGCGTCTCGACGGCGGTCTTGCGGTTGTGGCACCTGGAGCAGACGCCGCGCATGCGATGGGGTGCGTCGGGGTCCGTAGCGCCTGCGGCTATGAGGTCGCGGCGTTCGTCGGGGTAGTGGTCGGCCACGGTGGATGGTTCGGGGCACTGTCCGTTGTGGCCGTGCTCGGTGTCGGTGCAGACGCACCGGGGGTCACGGTCGAGGACGGTGCGTCGTGCGGTCCGCCATCGGGTGCCGCCGTACCCGCGCTGCTTGGCGGTGCCGCGCGTCCTCTCGGCTTCGGCCCGGCAGCCTTCGCAGCGACCGCCCTGGTCCGTGAACTCTGGGCAGCCCGGCTTCGAACAAACCCGCCATCCCGTTCGCCTGGCCATGGCGCTCACCTCTTCCAGGCGTAGACCTTCTCGCCGCCGATGAGCGGTGCGCCTTCAGGGCCTTTGATGTGGGGTGCGATCCACACGGGGCGGTGGACCTCGCGGGCCGGGTACCACTGCTGCCGCCAGTGACCGCGCACAATCCACTGGTGATGGAACTCGCGGGAACTGTCACCGGAGCCGCTGTGCGCAGGACGGCGAAGCTCGATCACTCGGACTGGTTTGGGCTCGTGGCCCGCGCGGCGCAAGCGCTTCTGCGTGGCGCGGTTGGGTTCTGCTTCTGTGGTCCGCGCCAGCGGTTGCTGCATGAGTAGCCAAGCGGCACGCACCACTCGCAGCATCGGCTCAAGCCCATGTCGGTCGGGGCTATGAGAGCTACCGAATGGCACGACGGCTTCCAGCGCCATGGGAGAGAGTCGGCCTGCTGCTACGCGATGCTCCGTAGCCTGCTTCCGCGTGGCCCTCCCCTCCGCCACGACGTGTTGAACCACCAGCTCGGTGTCTGCGTAGAAGGTGAAGATCACTTGATTCGCGGTCGTCTTGTCCCAGCTAGCCAAAGAGCTCCAGAGCACCGCAGCGGCCTCGCCGACTTTGGGGTGCAGCTGGGCCGCGCCCGAACCGAGGAAGGCAAATCCGGCCCTCGACGGGAGATCTTCGGGAGCCAACTCGAAGGGCGGAAGACTATCTGCGGCTGCCGTGGCAAGGTCGAGCATCTGTTGAGAGAGGTGGTACATCTCGGCCGACGCCAGCGCCCCTACTTCACACGCCTGCAGATGCCGGGGATCGAAGCCGGAGAAGACTGTTCCTCTCGCCCTGTCGTGGAAGAACCACTCCGCCTTGCTGCTGGCGAGGTAGGTGATCAGATCTGCTTTCAGATCGGGCAAGTCGATGGGCCTGATGTCCATGCCGTCTCCAGGGAGCGCGGAAGCCCCGACGCCTGGAACGCCGGGGCTTCCTTCCCGCAGGGATCAATCTGCGGGCGTATGGGGTGTGGTCGGCGGTTGCTGCCGTACCTTGGTCGCCTCAAGGGGCGAGGGGGTGTGCCATGCGGAGCGATGTTGCGCTGGGTGTGTTCGTGGTGGGTCTGGCTGTGCTGATGTTCGGCGTGATCACCGAGTTCACGGTCGTCTGGCTGGTGGTCGGCGGCCTGTTGATGCTGGGCTCGGTGGCTGCCACCGCGAGGCGGCGGCGGACGGGGCCGGATCCGGAGGTGACGCTGCGGCCGGGCGGGAAGGAGCGGCCGTGGCGGCGGGGCGAGTAGCTACTCCGCGTTCAACGGATCGTCGTTGGTCCAGGTGGGGTCGTCGCCCATGGCGGGCGATGTGTGGACGAGGTGTTCGCCTTGGTGGCGCCCGTTGGGGTCGTCGCTCCAGTGGACGCAGCGGAGTTCGAGCGGCTCTTCGTCGATGGTGACGGTGGTGGTGGCGGGGCAGCGGTTCATGGACTGGTCCTCTTCGGCGAGATCGTTCACGGGCACCACGCGCGGCCGGTCTCCCCGTCGTGGATCAGACGGCGTACCAGCCCCACGCGGTCCCGTTGTAGAGGGCCTGGACGCGGAGTGTGCCGCCGGTGCTGACGGTGGCGGTGGTGGCTCCGGTGCCGCTGGTCGTGTAGATGAGCTGCGAGCTGGTCGTCCCGACGGTGAGGGTGTTGGCGCCGACGTTCTTGAAGGCGTACTCGGTCGGGCAGAAGTCGGCTGCCGGGAGCGTCCCGGTGAACCCTGCGGAGGTGGTGTCGCAGACCAGGGTGCGGTCGATCGGCGAGGCGGTGAACGTCGTCGTCTTCCGCTTGATGGCACGCGGTACCTGGCCGTTGACGAGCTCGATGCCGGTCGGGTCGGAGACGCTGACACCAGACTCGGTGAACAGGCCCGTGAGGACGACGCGCCCGAGGGCGGCGTTCATTGCTCCGGCCGAGTTGCCTGCCACGTTCGGCGTGCTGGACTCGGTGGAGATCGCGATGTAGATCGTCGGCCCGACACCTTGGGAGCCTGCTCCGACGATGTACAGCTCGTGCGTGCACGCCTCGATGGACGCCGAGGTGACGTTCATGGCGTGGACGGAGCCGACCGACCCCGCGTAGGTCCCGACGGCGCACAGACCAGCCCAGCAGTACAGGGCCATGTAGCGGTCCATCACGGCGTGCTCGGTGAGGAACATCGCGTAGGTGTAACCGCCGCCGCAAGAGACGTTGTTGCCGATGACGTGATCGTTGTTGCCGGGCGCCGGGAACGGGAGGCCGACGGACAGGCCCGTACCGAACGTGCCGGGGCTGGAGTAGTCGGTGCTCGGTGAGGCGACAGTTCCAGCGGTGCCGTAGCCCGCGTTCTCGACGTGGGCGTTCGCGCATCCCCACAGGTTCGCGGCGCCGTAGGTGAGGCCGAAGCTGCTGTGCGTGGTGAGGATGGCCAGGTTCTTGATGACGGCCATGACGTTGTTGAACGCCGCCGCCACGCCGTAGCCGGAGCCCTCGTTCGGTCCGCAGATCACGCCCGGGTTGCCGTGGGCGTTGATGTCGGAGGTCTGCGCTGACGTGGAGGCGTAGACGCCGAGGCTGATCAGACAGGATCCGGCGAACTGCGGGACCGTCGAGAGCCAGTGGCGGACCGCCGCAGCCCCATCGGTGGCGCCAGCGAACTCCAGGATCCTCTTGGTGCCGGTCGCGGAGTACACACCGAACACGATCTGCCCGTTGCCGGATTTGCTGGTGTTCAGCGCCCCGGCGACGACGAACGCCCTCGGGGGGAAGTACACCTGCGCGTAGGTGTGGCCGGCGGCCAGGTAGGCCTCGGCGGCGTCGACTGCGGCCTGGATCGCGGCTTGGTCGTTGGTGCCCCAGATGACGACCGCGTTGGAAACTGCGCCGCCGGAGGCGTTGGCTGCGCTCAGGGTGATCTGGGTGGAGCTCTGGCGGCTGGCGACGGTGGTGACGAGGGTGGTGACGCCGTTCGCTCCGGCGTTCTTCACGGAGACCGACTTGCCGACGACGCTCGCGGGGAAGTTCGCCGTTGCGCTGGTGAGGACTGCCGAGCCGGACGACATGGCCCCGTCGCCGACGACCTGGGCGTCACCGACTGCCCCGTACCTGGTGACGTCGAAGACCCACGCGGGGGTACTGCTGCTCCCGCCTCCGCCGCCGAGGAAGACCCGCTGCTGGGTTGCGGCCGTCACAGCAGGCCCTTGACGGTGTAGGCCGGGGTCCCGGCGCTGATGAGTTTGACGCTGGTGGGCGAGCCGTAGCCGGACGCGTTGACGATGAGCGAACTCATGCCTGCGGGCAGGACGTCGCAGCCGGCACCGCCGACGGAGGGGGTGATGCCGGAGTCGACGGTGGCGTAGATCTCTGCCGCCCCGTCACGGTTGACGATCTCGACGTAGGTGTAGTCGGCGTCGAAGGTGACCGTGTCGACGGTGGAGGCGGTGAGGGTCTGGTGCTGGATGCGGCTGCCGGCGTAGGTGGCCATGGCCGCTCACCTCCGTCTGTGGTCTTGTGGCGTTCAGAGCGGCAGTCCGCCGCGGGGCGTGAAGGCGACATTGCGAACGATGTGGTTGTCGTTGGCGCCGCCGTTGGATCCCGTCCAGCCGATGCGGGCGCTCGCCGCCGCGACCACGGCCTGATTGACGATCTGTACGTCGTCGATCCATGCGGTGAACACGCCGCTCAGGTACCGGATCCGGACTTGAACCGGCGCGGGCCGCAGGGTGAGCGCGCCGCCGTAGGTGACGAGGGCCGTCATGGTGGTCGCATCGGTGGTGACGAGGCGGGCTCTCGAACCGGCTCCGGTGTCCAGGGCGAGCGCTACAGCGGTGCAGCCGACGAGCCCGAGGTCACCGCCGCCTCCGCCGACAAACGTGGCCACGGTCGCCGGATCAGCAAGCGCAAAGGTGACACCATCGGCCCCGGTTCCGCCGGACATCTCGACCTCGAAGGTGACATCGAGGCCGTCGGTGGGCTGGAGGGTGGTGTTCCAGCAGGTTCCGGCGCCGAAGCCGTCGGTGGCGTGCGTGAGGTACAGGTCGCTGCCGGTCAGGGCGGCTTGGCCGTTGAGCTGCCAGGTCGCACCGGTGGGAGCGGTGATCTGCGACCAGGTCGCCCATGCGCCTGCGGTCTTCGGCCCGTAGAGGCGGCGCGCACCGGGGTCGATGGCCCAGTCGCCGTTGATGCCGAGGGCGTTGTCGGGCTGTCCGCTGGTGGTGAGGAACGCCGGCCGGGCGGCGATGGCCGTGTCTGTGTAGGCCCGGTCGCCGTGGGGGTCGGTGGCGGTCCGGTGTGCGGCGACTTTCGTCGTGGCGTCTGCCGCTGCCGCCGTTGTGGCGTTCGTCTGGGCGATCCCTGCTGCCCCTGCCGCGTCGAACATTGCCACGGTGGACGCCGACAGTCCGGGGTTGGGGTAGGTGCCGGAGAGGGCTCCGCCTGCTGGCCCGGTGGGCGGGAGGCTGCCGCCGGAGCCGTCCGGCCCGGAGACCGGGGAGAGGGCGGACAGGTCGATGGTGGGCCCGAGCGTGGACGGCAGGTCGATCCAGTAGGTGCGGCGGGCGCCGGGTATCTGCTCGTCGACTTGCCATCGCCATCCGGCGGGCAGGACGCCTGCGGAGTCGTTGGTGAGGAGAACGATGCTGGCCGCGCCGCCGTTGTCGAGGACGGCTGCCCCGGATCCGGAGTAGATCGCTTTGTGGGTGGAGTCGACCAGGATCGTGGATGGCGTGAAGACCACACTGCCGGTGTTTGCTGCGCCACCGGCCGGGACGGGCCGGTTAATGGTGACCGCGATCGTGGTGGCACCGGTCGGGAAGCCCACTGCGTCACCTCCCGCCTTTGGCTGTGGCGCTTACAGGTGCTGGCCGGCGTGGATGACGAACGGCACGGCGAACGCGCAGAACGCGGCGGCGAGAAGCCGGGTGCGGTCGAAGGGTGCGGCACCATTGGGCGCGATCGAGGCGAGACCGGCCAGGACCACGGCGAGCAGGTAGCAGATCAGTTCGAGCACGGTCACTCCCGTTCGGCGACGGTGCGGGCGATGGCGATCCAGGAGTCGGCGAGCCGTTCGAGGCGTTCCATCAACGCGAGGTCGGTGATCATCTCGGCGTTTTGGAGAAGCCTGGCCGCATTGCCGAGGGCGGCATCGGCTGTGATCGGTGCTGTGGTTGCGGCGATGGGCGTCTCGTCGTCCACGTCGCCCTCCCATTCGCGGTTCACATATCCATGCCGCCACTGGTCGGGGTGACGCCCGCCTGCTTGAGCCAGCTCCGCATCTTCGCGATCTCACCGGTCTGTGCGGTGATGATGGTGCGGGCGAGGTCGGCGATGCGGGCTTGCCGAAGTCGGGGGCTGGTTTTGTCGAGGTACTGCTGTGACATGGTCAGCGCGGCCTGATGGTGTTCGATCATGTCGCTCAGGAACTTCTGGTCGGTGGCGCTCATGCCTGCCATCGGCCGCCTCCTGACGTGGGGGGGGCCCGCTGCCCGGCGGGCGTAGTGATGGCCGGGCAGCGGGGTTCCGGCGCGCCCTTGGGGGGATGCGAGCGCCGGGCTTAGTGGCGTTCCATGAGGTGCCAGACGAGTTGGCCGCCCGCCGCGAGCGCGGTGCCGATGTGTCGTGGTCGACCATCGGGTAGCGGCTGGCCAGTGCCGAAAACCCGGAACGTCCTGGTGATTGCAGGGCCTCCGGTATCGAGTGCCCACAGTTCGACCGCGTGAGACTTGCGGGCGGCTACGTGGAGGACGGCGCCGGAGAGTTCCAGGTCGTGCCATTGGTCGTCGACGGGGATCTCGTACCGGTAGATCACGCCGGGCACGGCGCCTCCGGGGGTTGACACCTCGCGGGCCGGGAGCGCCCCGCTAGCGCTCAACCGGACCGCGAGGAGTTTCAGGCGGCGCGCGGCGCGCGCTGCGGGGTCGGCTTGTACGTCTCGGCGAGGGCGGCGACTTCGAACCGGTCGTACCAGGTGCCGTCGGCGTTGCGATGGCCGGGAAACCGATTGATCTTGCCTCGGCTGGCCCACTTCCGGATGACCTGCTGCGGCACGCCGTATTCGCGTTCGGCTTCCCAGGCGGGGATCAGGTTCTGCTCGTCGCAGTAGATCGGGTCGGCAGGCATGTTCACCTCCCGGAATGCATCGAGGCCCCTACCGGTGCGGTAGGGGCCTCAGAAGACACGTGTGCTGCTGGTGCCGATTGTGACATTCTGGGTCGATCTTTGTCTAGCGGGTCTGTCAAGGGGCGCGCCGGTCAAGCTGCGACCGATTCTCCAGGGGCGCCACGGAGGGCGTCACGGAGCTTCTCCCACGCTTCACGGTCGGGCCATTCGGTGCCGCAGCCCTGGCACTTGATGGCCTCCTTCCGGGTGGACGCGGTGAGCTGACGGCCGCACGGCCCATCAATGGTGAGGACTGGGCAGGCGCCGATGCGGATGGGACCGATCCTCCGGTCCGGCGATAGAGCAGCGGTGCACTCGGCGTGCACCCGTCGGATCTCCTCGACGTCCTGCCCGACCTCCGCGTACCTCTCGCACGCCCAGCCGAGGTTATTGGTCAGGAACTCGACCTGCTTGGGCAGGGACTGGCCGGCGTTGCCGCGCCACGGGGTGACGGTCCAGCCGAGGGTCTGCCGCCACGCGTCCTCAATCACCTGCAGGCGGGTGGCGACACCGCCGGTAGCGGCGAGGTTGAGGACTTCGGCGTTGGCGGGGATGGGCGGGACGCGCGAGCCGGTGGGCATTCCGGTGCCGCGACGGGAGCCCCGGACGAGGGCGGCGGTGGAGTTGATGCGGGCGAACAGGCCGGGGAGTTCGGTCAGGCGTTCGGCGGTGCGTTCGCGGCACAGTCCGCACGCCCAGTTGCTGGTTTCGCTGACCCACATGTTGCGCCCGCAGGCGGTACAGGTCGGCCACTGGTAGTCGGTGGCCACGGACTTGGCGGGGAGGTCGTGCACGGCGGTTCTCCTTGCGGGCGGGGCAGGGATAGCGGCTCAGGTGGTGCGGTGTCCCGCGATGGCTTCGTCGATGCGCTGGGCGTAGTCGGTGGCGATGCCGTGGGGCGAGCACCATGTGCGCATGTCGGCAGCGAGAGCCTTGACGCGGGTGAGGGCCTGCTCCACTGCGTCTGCGCGCTCGCGTTGCTGGCGGAGTTCCGTGACCGCACTCTCGTAGATCCGCACGGTCGGGTAGAGCTGCTGCGCGCTCACGGCCGCAATGACAGCGTCGGCGAGGTCGTACTCGGTCGCGGCGAACGGCTGGCCGATCATGCCCGGAGTTGCTGGCAGGGTGACGCTCTGCTTGATGCGGGCGATGAGCGCTGTTGCGATCAGGTCGCGGAGTACGGGGAGAGGCGGGACGTCGTCGGGACTGGTTGCGGCTGCACCGAAGAGGCCGGAAAGCCCCGTGAATTGGTGGTCCTTGACGTCATCCCAGGTGCGGCTACCTGAGATGGGGTCCCAGTCGGGTTCGCTTTCGGAAGCTGTCACGGGCACTGCTCCTCGGGTGCGGGGATACGAGGTGCTCAGTCTCTGACTGTAATCATGCACACTCTGGGTGACATCCGGGCCAACGACTGCACAGATTGCACAATCTCCCCACCGTGCGCCGATTCAGCCCGCCACACTCAACTCCATGGCGGTCGCATTGTGGGCGTTGGGTGATGACGAGGCGGAGTTGGCTGAGTGGCTGGCTGCTCACGGCATGCTGCCGGTGGGGCAACCGGTGCACGGGATCACGGCGCGGGCCCGGCTGATGCAGCGCTGCGAGCCACGGGGCGGCGAGGCTGAGCCCGAACACGGCTGAGGCCCCCGCTTTCGGCGGGGGCCTCGATGTGGCGGGGCGGGTCACCTTCCGATCGCGTTGCCGGGGGCCATGCGGATTCGCCCGTCGGGTTCGTCGAGGACCAGCCAGTCGTGATGCGCCTGGCACCAGTACAGGCCGCGAACCTTGGGCTCGCCGCAGTACGAGGCGCGGGAGTCCCAGCCCGATTCGCTGATCTGGTAGCCGCACGTCTGACTGCTGCGCGGCGGCTCGCGGTCGAGGATCTTCAGCACGGTCATCCCTTCAGGTGCTGCGTGTGGTTGGCGGCCCAGCGGGTGGCGCGCTGCTGGTCGCGGGTGTCGCCGTCGAGGTAGTAGTCCTCGGCCTGGCACCCGGATGTGGTGCAGGCGGCGGTGCGGAGTCCGGCGGCCTCGGCTTCGGCAGTTCGGCCTGCCCAGAGGGCGCGGACAGCGTTGTCCTTCTTCGCGTTGGCCACGGTCACACGCCCTTGCGGAGGTGCTTGAGGTGCTTGGGCAGCTTCTTCCCGGCGTCGATGACGGCCTGGTTGAGGCTGGCGTACTCGTCGAGCTCGGCGGGGGTGGGCTTGGACATGGCGTTCTCCTTGGTCGGGTTGCGGTTCGGTGGTGTTCAGATGTCTCTGGCTGCTGCGAGGTCGGCTGCTTCTCCCAGGATGCGGAGGGGTACTCGGGGGCCGCCGTGGGCGTCGTTGAAGGACCACACGGATTCGACGTCGTTGCCGAAGCGCCGCCGGATGGCGGCCATAAGGACTGCGAGCCCTTCGGTCTCGGCGCCGTGGTTGCCGCCGGATTCGATGCGGATGGCTCCGAGCAGGCAGCGCGCGCCGTCGGTGTTGCGGAGGGCGCCGGCGCACCATCCGTCGCGGGTGAGCCGCTGATGTGCCCGCTGGAGGAGGTTGGCGACGGGTGTCGGGTACAGGTCGACTGGCGTGCGGGGAGTGTCGACGGGGCCGCGGATGATGTCGGCTAAGTCGACGGGCTCGGTGGCGATGTGCGCGGTGTTGATGTCGTTGGCGAGGCTGGCTTCTTCGAGGCGGATGGTCATGGCCGCGTCCACGGCCGCCATCCGCGCTTCCAGGCTCAGCTCCGGGGCGGGGGTGATGCGGGCCGCGGGCTGGACCGGGGCGGCGAGGGTGACGGTCGTGGCGGGCATGGGGGTCAGGTCTCCTGCCTGCGCGTTCGCGCGTGGTGGGTGGATGGGGCGCCCCTGATTGCTGGCAGGCGGGAAGGGGCGGGGCGGCTTCGCTATTTCTCGCGGATTGAGTAGCGCACGAGGACGGTGTCTCCGACGGGGATGCCGCCCTCTCGTGCGTGTATGGCGCGGATTCCGTCGAGCAGGGTTCCCACGGTGGCGCCGGGCGGCGGCGTGTAGCTGCCGGTGCGGTCCTTTGACGGGTTGGCCCCGCTTCGCACAGGACCGCACATGAGCGTTGCACTCCATGCGTAGCTGCTGGCGGTAAGCGGCGTGGACGGGTTGCTGTAGTCGGCCATCGCGGTCAGCGCCTTACGCCATTGAGCGGCACGGTCATGCTGGCCTCGGTCATTTCGGCGATCTCGCTGCCGTCGGTGGTGCGGGTGGCGAAGCGGGCGTTGACCTCGGCGACGAGACGGTCACAGGTGGCGTTGTCGCCAGCCTGGCGGGCGGCGATGTAGTCGTTCACGGACTGGTGCTGGCTGGGCACAGGGTTCTCCTCGGGTCAGTGGTCGCAGTTGGGGTTGGTGCAGTCGACGTCGCAGAGGTTGCGGAGGCGGCCCATGGTCACGTTGGCGATGGCGTCTCCGGCACGGCCTCCGGTCTCGCCGCCGATGCGGGTTCCGGTCTCGTGGAGCTTCTTCGCGGCGGCGTCGAGCTTGGTCGCGAGGGACTTCTTGTCCATGCGGGTTCTCCTCATCTCGGCCGGGCTGTCCGGCCGCCGGACCCCACACCGGTCGTGGCGTGTGGAGCACGGCGGTCGGGCAGGTCAGCCTTCGTCGACGACTGCACCGAGGACCTGCATGGCGATCGCCTGGCGCAGTCCCTGGTCTTTGCCGCCGCGGTCCACGAGGGCGTCGGCAGGGGCGTCGTTGCCGCGGTTGAGCTCCCGGGCGGCGTGCTGGAGTTCCTGGCCGGTGAGGGTGATGGCGGGCTCGGACGACTTGCGGCTGAAGAACGGCATGGCGGACTCTCCCCTCAGGCGGCGCGACGGCCGTGCTTGGGCTTGTCGGCGTAGTCGTTGAGGTTGCGGCTGATGTCCGGTCCGTCGTCTTCGTTGAGCCACTCGCGGTACTCGCGCAGGGTCATGAGGCCCTTACAGCCGGGGGCGTTGCGGCTGTCGTAGACCCGGCCGGCGCACGCCCACACGTCGGGGGCGCCTTCGGGCAGGCCGGTGAAGGTCGAGATCTTCGTGAAGACGTGCTCGTCGAGGTACTGCCGGGCGCCCGGTCCGTTGTCCGTCTTGATCGTGTAGTAGGTCTTGCCGATCACGACCTTCTTGGCGAAGCGCTTGGCTTCGTTGCTGGCGCCGGTCTTGTGGATGGCGTCGGTGAGCTTTCCGTCGATCCAGTCGGTGGCGCGGTACCAAGTGCCCATGACGGGCTCCTTTCGGGTTGGTCCGGGGTGGTCCCGGTTTTTGGGTGTGCTGAGGGAAGCCCCCGTCGGGGGCGGTGGTTTGTGTTGGTTTGTGGGGCGTACACCCCCCGTGCAGTGACCGCTATGTGCCGGTATGCGGGGCGTACAGTCGGGGCCATCAGCCGTACAGGTGGACGGCCCCAGGTGGCCGGTGAGCGGGGGGTGTACGGGTCACATACCGGCATCTACCTGGGCAAACAGCCGCCCTGTACGGGGGGTGTACGGCCTATCAGGCCGCCTCCAGGGAGGCGAACTGATCCCGCTTGAAGCCCTTCAGGCGCTTGCGATCCCCGAACGTCACGATGTTCGTTGTTGTGATCCCATCCCGGCGCAGACGCTCCCGCAGAGCATCCACATCAACGCCCACCTCCTCGGCCAGCGACTCAGCCGTCAGCCCCTGCGTCTCCGGAACCCCCAGCCGGTCGAACACCGCCACCGCATCCCGGCGCATCTCCGCCGCACGCGCCACCGCCTCATCGACACGACTACGCGACGCCGCCTGACCCGTCAGCGTCCCGGCCTTCACCCGCAGGTCGTAGCCGCGCTCCACGATCTCCCGGAACTCCGGCAGCTCGATCACATCGGACTTCTGCGTGATGTGACCCGACTCCGCACCCTGATCCAGGACCACGACACCCTTGTGGTGCTCCAGCAGCTTGTGCGGCGCCGCGCCGGCCTGCACGGCGTCGTCGCCGAGAACCATCCGCGCGGAGGCATCGCCCTTGACCCGAAAGCAGGCGCGCTTCACGCACACCCCGCGCAGCTTGGTCGGGACACTGTCGGAGTCGGGGCGCTGGGTGATGAACACGCCCATGCCGCCGACGAACCGGGCCACGCGCACGTACCGGGCGAGGGTCTCGACCAGCACGTCCTTGCCGTTGCGATGCTTCGCACCCTTGCCGTCCTCGTCCTCCTCGACGACCTTGACGCGGGTGTTCGCGGCGGCGTCAAGGAGTTCCTGGAGCTCGTCGACGATGAGGAGGGTGAGCCTCTTGTCCGGCTGCCGGGCGAGCGCCGGGGTGAGCTTGCCTTCGGGGCACTGCTGGGGGTCGGTCTCGGACAGGCTCTCCAACTGCTCGCCGAGGTTCTGCATGCTGCCGATCAAGTCGTCCAGCACCTCGTGGACTTCGACGAGGGTGTCCGGCTTGGAGCCGGAAATGTAGGCGTGGGCGATCTTCTTGAGGGCCGCCCAGTCCGGCCCGGACTTGCCGGTGATAACGATGATCCGCACGTAGGGATCAAGGGCGCCAGCGGAGGCGATCAGCCGTGCCAGGTACGACTTGCCGTAGTCCTGCAGACCACCGATCAGCAGCGACGACCACAGCAGGTGCAGTGCCTGCCGGTCATGCCGGGCGTCCTGGCCGAGCGGTACGCCGTGCTGCCAGAAGTTCCACTCCGGGGCGTTGATCAGGGGTGACGTGGTCTTGCCGGTGCCGAACGGGTTGTCGGCGTCGGCGACCCAGATGGTGAACCGACCTTCATGCCCCTCGGCGCTGGTGTCCTTCTTCAGTTCGATGCGCGATGCCTTGACGCGCAGTGCGCCGGCGAGCGGTACGAGGCGGGCGATGGCCTGCTCGGCGGTGCGTCCGCCGGGCAGTTCGATGGTGGCGGTCCAGCCGGGGCCGTCGGTGCGGAGTCCGAGCACGCTGGTCTCTTCGCGGTCGGCCTCTTCGATGATCTTCGCTTTGATGAGCGCGGTGACCAGGTCGTTCGCGCCCCGCACCTGTACGTCCTCGGACTTCGTGAGCGCGACCGGACCCACAGCGCTTGCGGAGGCTGCGGCGGCGATGGTGGCGGGCGACTCAGCGGCCAGCGTTACCGGAGACGACTCCTTGTCGTCGGCCTCGCGGTTCCGCCCCGCCCACCACGCCGCACCGAACCCGCCGAGGAGCGCGGCGAGGATGCCGAGGATGGGGTGCTGCATCTTCCCCAGCGTCATCCAGCCGGCCACCACGCCCGCAGCCACCATGGCGCACCGGCTGGCCTGCTGGGTGAGCTTGTGGCGTTTGATGTCCTTCTCGGTGACGTCGTCGTCCGCGTGCGGGAGTACGGGGCCGATGGTGACGCGAGTTGCGAATGCCTGGTTGAAGCGGTCTGCCGTCCCGGGGTGTCCCTGGTTGGTGGCAGCAGCGGCCTGTTTCTGCAGGTCGCGGACTTCATTGTGGTGCTGGCGGATGGCCTTGCGGTTCTCGGCGGCCCGCTTGTGGATGACGTCCTTGGCGAGGGTCTCCTCGTCTGCATCTACCAGCAGGGCCCAGGCGCGGCCCTGCTGGTAGAGGAGGTGGCAGCCGCGCTTGGTCTGGGCCCACACGGTCAGCTTGTGCTGCGGCGGCGGCGCGCCGGCGGGGACCGGCGACTTGAACCAGGGGGCATGGCCGGGCATGGGCGGGATGGGGTTCTGGACCGGGATCTGGGGGCCCGCCGTCTCGGGCGGGGTGGCGTGCGTGGTCATGGCGGCGGGGCTCCGGGTGGGTTAGAGGTTGCCGAGGGTCGAGGCGGCGGCGGTGACGACGGAGGTGGTGAGTTGCTTGATGAGCGGGCCGACGAACGTCCCGTCCAGGAGCACTCCGAGCGCGACGAGCGTGATCGCCCAACCGGGGGCAACCTTCCGGCCCTTGATGCCGATGAACACGACCACGCCGATCAGCATCAGACCGACGAGGCCGGCGCCGATGGTGCCGCCACTGACGCTCGCCGGGGTGACCTGGTCGACCGCCGGGGTGACGTTCGCGTCGATCGCGGGGGCGACGGACGGCTGGACGGCGGCCACGGTGATGACCGCGTCGGAGTGGTCGGCGCTGGCCGCGTAGTGGGTGGTCGGCAGGCCCCGGACGGTCATGGTGCGGGTGCCGTCGGCGAGGCGGACGGTGGTGTCGGTGGCGGCCTGAACGGACTGCACCGTGGAGGTGTGCTCGGCGGCTGCGGCGACCGCCGGAGTGGCGATCCCGAGCGCCGCCAGAGCAGCACCCGACAGGGCCACGGAGCGGACGATACGGATGGACTGGCGGGACATGGTCAGGACTCCTTCGAGGGGTTGGTGGTGACGTTCTTGGCGGTGATGGCGGCTTGCGTGCGGGCGGCTTGCGCGAACTTCGGAGCGTCGCCCTGGCGGCGGATGCCGCGCACCTTCGGACCGGTCTTCGAGCCGCGTCCGGAGCTAGGGGGCAGATGTGGAACACGCTGCGCGTTCGTGACCTTGCTGGGTGTATTCCCGGGGGCTTCCGAGAGGGCCGCCGCGACGCGCCGCGCGGCGACGTTGCGGGTGCGGATGACGTCGACGCTGTCGCCCGGGTCGGTGCCCTCGATGTCTCTGTAGGCACGCACCCAGACGGCCTGGGTCACGGTCGTTTCGCCGAGCGCGGCAGCCAACTTCAGGGCGTGCTCCCACACCTTCGGGAACTTCGCCGCGCGGCCGGCGGCGAGCTTCGCGACGGCCTCGCGCTCAGCGTGCTCGATGTACGCCTCGCGCTCCGCCGCGAACCTCTTCTCGGCAGCCTTCTCGGCAGCGGCACGCTTCGTCGCGGCCTGCTGCGCCTTACGCTCCCGGCGCGTTAGCACGCCAGCTCGCTTGCGGATCCGGCCGTGCTCGTGGAGGTCCCACACACCGGGGCCGGCGATCGATGCGAACGCCGTGGCGAGTGCCGTACCCGGGTCGAACGAGTGGAGGCCGTGGTACAGGTTGACGCCGGCTGCGACGAACGCCAGCAGCCAGACGATCGTGCGGTAGTGCCAGACGGGACGGCGGTTCGCGACGGCCGCTCGGGCACCGCGGTGAACAACCCACGCGGCACCTTCGAGCATCACCGGGGCGGCGGCCATCCACGGGGCGCGCGGGTTCCAGAAGAACGACATCTGGACCGGCAGGGAGACGATGCCGCAGATGAACGCGAACCGGATCGCGTACTTGCGCCACTTGTCGTCAGCGGCGGCGATCTCGGCGAGCGTCGCAGCCTCGGCTTCCTGCTGCTTGCGCTGCTCCTCGGCTTCGGCGGTGGCTTCGTCGTCGGCCTTCTTGCGGGCGGCGGCGGCCTGGCGGTCGATCTCCTCCTGCTCGGCCTGGAGTTCGGCGAGCTTCCGGGCGTGCGCGGCCTGCTTCTCCTCCAGGGCCATGCGGTTGCGCTCGTTGGCGAGCCGCAGGCGCTCGGCCTCGGCCTCGGCCTTGGCGCGGATCGCTTCGGCCTTCGCTTCGGCCTCGATGCGGGCGGCCTCAACGGCGGCGGCGGTCTGCGCCCGGATGGCCTCGGCCTCGGCCTCGGCACGCGGGTCGACGGCGGGCACGAGCGCGGCGGGGGCCGCGACTTCCGGTGCGGTCTGTTCGTTCTGGATGACGCCGCTGATGATCGGGAACGACTGCCAGCCCTCATACACGGGCACGGCAAGCCGCTTGGTGCCGTTCACCTGGGCCGGGGTGGCGCTCACGGGGCTTCTCCTATCTGGTCGGGCGGTTGGGGGTTCAGGCGGTGGCGGTCTTGGACTGGCGCTGCTGCACCACGTACTGGCGGCCGAGCAGGGCGACCGTCAGCAGGGCCTTCGGGTTGAAGCGGGCGATGACCACGATCAGCAGCGCGGGCACGGTGATCCACGGCTGGTGCAGCATCCACACGGGTACGGCCAGCAGGGACGGCGCGGATCCGAGGACGGCGGCCAGCAGCACCCACAGGGCGACGGTCGACACGCTGAGCTTCCGGGGCGGCGGGACGGGTGTGGTCGGGGCGGTGGGAGTAGACACGGGGTTCCTTCCGGTGGTCGGTACGGGGTCACTAACCGTTCTCCTTGGTGCTCACCCCGGGGGTTGAGCACCGCGGGCTGGGTCAGCGGTTGTGGATGTGCCGGGCCCCGGTTTCCCGGAGTGCGGTGTGTGCCTGCCGGGCATGCAGTCCGGCCGTGTCGAGGTGGTCGGGGTGGGCAAAGCGGCTGGCCGTCAGAGTTGGTTGGGCTGGACGTCGAAGAACAGGACCGAGGCGGAGGCGAATTGCGGGGCGGTCCGCGCAATGTCGTCGCGCAGTAGCTGGTAGAAGTCGTGGCGTGTGGTGCCCGCGACCGGGGTCCAGGTACCGGACCAGGAGGAGACGGTGAATCCTGCACTGATCGGGACCTGGAGGGTGAGCAGGTACTGGTGGGTGCCCTGCTCCTTGGCGGTCTGGGTGGTCTGCGCGGTCACGGGTTCGGTGTCCTTTCGGGTCGGCGGTGCGGCGCGGGATGGGGCCGGGGTCCTGGGTTCGGCTGGGGGAGCCGGTCAACCTCCCAGGACCCCGGCGGTTCTTGCCGGGCTTGGCGGGTCGTCTGAGCGATGGTCCGCGCAGGCCCGGCGGTCTGTGGCGGGTCAGCCGTTGATGATCTGGTTGAGGGCGTCGCTGCCTTCGCGGGCGGCGTCGGCGACCTCGCGGTGGCCCTGCGCGGAACGGCTGTGGATACCGGCAGCGGTGTCCTTGCCCTGGCTGGTCAGGCGGTCGGCGATGGCCTGCGCCCGGTCGGCGGACTGGTCGTAGCTGGCGGCGATCTGCTGCCGGTCGGCGGCGCTGTAGCGGGTCATGGAGTGTCCTTCCGGGTGCGGTCTGTGGTCAGCGGGGCCGGTTCTCGCTGCGCTTGTTGGCCTCGGCGAGCTTCTGCAACATCGCGGCCCGCTCGGCGTCGTTCACTGCGACTCCTCGTAGTCCTCGCGCACGGGCGGGGGCGGCGGGGTCGTCTCCTGGTTGGCCTTGTAGTCGTCCAGCGGCGTGGGCTCGGGCGTCGGGGCGCCGGGCTGGCTCGCGTACACGCTCACCACCCCCGCACGGCGGCGGCCAGTCGACGCAGCGCCCTGGCGAGCGCGAACCTCGGCGGCAGGTCCGGGATGATCGGGGGGAGGCCGCTCAT